ATGGACAGCCGACGTTGCAAAACTATGTGGCGACAATGCGGACGCATTTAGCGGCGTTAAGCACGACTTGCCAACCAACATCCAGTGGTGCAGCAGGACAAACCTGCCCGAAAATCCCGGTCATGGATCCTGTCCCGTATCTCAGTCGTGCTGCCACGCTCAATCCGAATTATACAGGTAGCGGGAATTTCTGGGACTACCTTTCAGCAGGAAGCACATCCACGAGCGCTGCTGCTGCGGGTTCTACAACCATTACCACAAACGCGACCAACTTTTATTATTGCTTGCCTGGGGACAATCTTCAGGACACCACGACGCCTTCGGCGATCAACGGTGGGAACACCGCCGTTGTTTCCGCGACAACAACGACGGTGACCGTCAGCAGCAGTGCCATTGTGGGATCTGGAATTCTCGCGGGTGACGTTTTGGAGTGCTCTGCTCCTGGCTACTCTCTCACCGCACCTATACTTACGTTCGATAACACTCATCCATGGTATAATGCTCAGGCTATTTTGACAGGCACTCTCGCGGCGCCCGGGCCGGGTCTTACGATGATGGAACAATTATTGGGGTTACAATAATGCGCACGAAACTGATTTTTCTTGCGGCATGCCTTTACGCGATGCCGGCGTTTGCTGCACCAGCGTCGGGCAGCGAACAAAACTGGTCATCGTATCCTCCAGGCACATCTGCGGGCAATCCTTTGGCGTGGGCTAGCCCAATGGTGCCGTATTCGGACGCATATGCTGCTACGGCGCATTTAGCAGTTCTGAAATCCGCAAACATGAACATCACCACTGATCAACCGATGGTAATGTTTGTCTACAACATGCCGACATACTACGCGGTTTCGTCCATCTACGCGACGAATTGCTCAGCTACTCCTGCTGGGGCCCAGGGCGGTATCTACACCGCCGCATCAAAAGGCGGAACCGCCGTCGTGGCGGCCGCTCAGACATATACTGCGTTGACGTCAGCGGCGGCTATTCAGCAGCTAACAAATGCAGTTTCTACGTTCCGGCAATCTGCAACGCAGTTGTATTTTTCTCTGACGACTGCGAGCGGTACCACGGAGACTTGTGATATCTATTTGGACGGAATCGGACTACAATAGCGCCGGCCATAACCGAAGGAAACCTGACATGACAACCGCCAACATCATCCCCCGCGGTATCCAGAACAACAACCCGGCCAATATTGATTACTCCGACCATAACGATTGGAACGGGCAGGTGTACGGCACGAAATTCCTCTCGACTGAAAACCGTTTCTGCGTATTTCAGTCGCCCGCCGCCGGCATCCGCGCCGCAATCCTTAATTTCCAAGCCTACCAAGACAAAGACGGGTGCAAAACCTGGGCGGCGCTGGTTGAGCGCCAGGCGCCGGGCAACGAAAACGACACGGCGGCCTATGTCTCCGCGATCCACGAAAAAACAGGGTTTGAAATGGACGCGCCTGCGGCGACGCACGATTGGGCCGCCATGGAAAAATTCGTCAGCGCCGTGATCCAAGTCGAATGCGGCGATTACGAATACGACCCGGCTGTATGGGCGCTAGTCAAGAGCAACCTCGCGGCGCGATTTACCGCTTAGGCGGTTTTGCGCGGCATCGAGAGCGGCATGTTGTCGCTATGCACCGCGCCCGCCGGCGCCTGCCCGCCCCGCGGCATGGTGTTCTGCGCACCCGGCCGCGGGCCGCCGCTCTGCCCCCCCGGCTGACCGCCCTGCTGCGCCTGCGCGGCCGCCGCGGCGTTTTTCTGCCCCATCTGCACCGTGTGCTTGAACATGTGTTGACGGATCGCCTGCACGGCGTGCGCGTCCCGCGCCTGAACCAGCGCCTGCTGGTGTGCCATCAAGTGCGCCCGGTCGTCGTCGGCGGGGCTGACGGGCAAGTCGTTGCCTTCGAGCAGAAGCTGGTTCTCCTGCTCGGGCGGCATCCCCATCACGTCGCTGATTGGTTTGAACACCTGCGGCCCTAGGCGTGGCCCGAACACGTTTTCCACGGCGCGCTCAATCACCGGCACCATATCAATGATCCTGCCTTTCAGTTTGTCGGACGGAATCTGCATAAGCACGTTCATAAACGAAATCTGCTGCTGCATCTGCTGCGCCGAGCGCGCCTGCTCAACGCCATACCAATAGAAGTACGCCTTGTTCCCCATCTGCTGCGGCGGAATCTGCTCCATGGCTGATTTCTGCCCTTGCCGGCCAAACGCCTTCACCCATAGCGCTTCCTCCCGAAACTGAGCGTCATACTCAATGAACCGCTGCACCATAGGCGTCAGAATGCCCGCCTCGAATGGCATAATCACGTCCGCCGTCGCCAGCATATCGATCGCCTGCTCGGCGGCAATCTCTGCCTGCGTGGGCTTCTTGGCCTGGCTCCGCTGGGAAATCATGGACGGGTTGACACTTAGCGTTTGAAATATCTGCTGCGTCAAAGCCTGCACCAGCCCTAATGCATCTTGCCAGAGCTTAGGAAACTCCATGAATTTCGTCTTTGTCGGGTCAACCTCCCATACCGCGCCCAAATCCACGACCATCGACCCCACGCGAGGATTGCTGAGCGGATCCGTCGCGATAATCGGCATGAGCGCATAACTCGCACTATCCGCCCCCTCGTTCAAAAAATCGTTCGCCATATATTGCAAAGGTGCGACCGCTTTTACCTTCGATATACCCTTGACGCTGCCGCCAATCTTGTCCACCGCAACAGAGAGAAGCGGGCACAGATCGCACCAGAACGGATTGAGCCGGCACGACAAAACAAGTTTTTCGCCTGCGTAATAGGTGCGCGTCAGACGCTTCGCGTCGTCAACATCAAGTACTTTCCACGTCTCGTAGACAAGCGCGTATTTGCCGGCCGTTTTGACGCCGGCCGCGTCCGCCATCGCCTTCTTCTCGTCTTTCTGGACGCCATCCGCCACGCCTTTCATGCGGGTAATCAGCTCTTCGCCCGCTTCTTTCTCGATTTCTTCGGCGGCAATTTTTTGCCTGATCATTTCTTCCGACCAACGGCGCAATATCGTGACGCTGCCACCGTAGCGATAGAGCGCCTCGTCAACTGTATCGGCGATGTTCGGCAGAATCATGAGGTCGTTATCGAGAACAACTTCGACCGTAGGGCCAAAATCCTTAACGATTTCTTCCTCAATATCCTCTACCCCGTCATCTTCCGCAAGCGCGTCTTGGGGAACGGTATTACCGTCGCCGAGGTCGAGCGGTTTTCTGACGCGCCGGGTGACGTGCCTGGTGCGCTCGGTCCAGTCGATGTAGACTGACCACTGGCCTTCGATGTCGCCGTGCTTGAATAAAGCAGGGAGCACGTCCACGCGAAGCCGCGCAAATTCCACGTAATGATCGACCAGAGCGAGAAGAGCGGTAGGTAATTCTTCGTCATCCGTCACAACCTCTACATACCGGCCTGATTGCGGGAAAACCTGATTCACGAACCGCGTCTTGCGCGCCTCGATCGCGTCATGCACGATCGGCACGAAAGCCTGCGCGTTGCCGGTATAGAACTGCGACGGCCCTAACTCGCAATTGAATATGTCCCAAAAATCAAGATTGCCGTTGATACGGTCGGTGCATTCGGTGAATGCTTTCTCAATGCCGGCGAAGGTTTTGAGAAGCGTTTCCTCTATGCCTTTGCGGCCGGACAACTCGGTTTTGAGGGTGGTTTTGCCGGTCAAGCGTCACCTATTTTTCAAAGCAGACCGGTAAACCCTGCCGTCCGCGGTTTCTTTCCAATTCCCAACGCTCGTATCCTCGCCGAGAAAAGACAACGAGGCGGCGAAGGATTCAATCCCTTCGGCCAGGCATTTGTATAACCCGTCCCGTGGGTGCGCCGCCAGAACATTTCCCTTCAGGCTTTCGTAGGCATACCCCGCCGTCATGGCCCTGAGCGTCCACCGGGCTTGGCTCGCGACCTGAAAGGCTGGGCCCCCCCTGACCCGGCGTTGCAAGGCGTCCTTGATCGCCTGCCGGCCGCGCGCCGGCTCCATGCCAGGGGTGGTGGGGAGCGGCAAGTGGTTGAAGGCTTGCGCCAGCCCGTGGTTGCGATAAGTCTGGTAATGCGCCGGCCCGAGCACTGGCACCAGACGTTGCCCGGCAAACCGGGAAGCCTCCCGCACGATCCCCTCAAGCACGTCCAGAGGCTGGCCGTCCACCGCCCAGTCGCCCAGCACCCGAATGACGCCCTGATGCTCCTGCATTAGCGCCGCGGTCGTCCTGGCCCCGTCCGCGTTGGCCGCGAGATAGCAAGGCGCGTAGCGGACCAGAGGGTCGGGATCGTCAAAAATGCACTCGGCCGAAAAGTCGGGGTAGACCGGCTCGCCGGGGCGCATGAGCTGGCAGAAAGCAAGCGCGTTCGGCGCGTCAATCCTTCCGCGCGGGAAACCTAAGAACTGCGCCGCAGCAACTGCAAACGAGTTCGCCGTGCAATTTACGCTCGCCGCGCCATGTCCAAAATACGTCTGCAAGCCACGGATGAAGTCTATTTTCCCGCGCGGCGCTTTCATCGGTCGCAAAGGAAGGGCGCCGCGGGTTGCCTGCGCATGACGTATCGGTTGAAGTGCCCATTCGTTCAATCCATCTTCCTCGAACCCAATTTCCACCGGGTTCCATTGCTCGTTCAGCCGAAACGCGAGATCGATCACCTGGTCAGGCATCAGCAGATCGCCGCCGCACTCCCACACGTCCAGGCGCCCGCCGGGTGCCCACGACCATACCGCCCAGCCGGTGAACGCGGAAGTCTGTTTTACCGTCCGCGCCGGGTCAATCATCGCGTAAAGCGGTTGCCATACCGGCACCTTGGACGTGTATTTGAAGTGCTCAGGCTTGAAAACCAGTTCTTCCTGACTCTCGCTTTCCAGCATGTATTCCTGCATGAACTCGCGATGGCGGTTCAACGAACGAAAAGAATTTTCAATCCGGTCGATATCTTCGAGCGGATGCTTCTGAGGCCAGGTCGCTTGCCATTCGCCTTTTTCGTTCAGGTATTTCACAGGGTATTGCTTGCGGCTCCATTCAGGCGACAACGCGAGCTGGCGCAACAGGCAATTTTCCGACAGAGGCGTACCCAGCATCCGAATGGGCGTGCGCAGCGGGTCGGCCAGGGCTGGGAGAAAGTCGGCCGCAAACCAGATGGCGTTCTCGCGGATCGCGTCAGGCGTGCGCACCCAGTCGGGGTCTTCCAGGTCATCGATAATCACAAAGTCAGGGCGGGTTTCTTCCTTTGCGCCGCGGATCGACTGCCGCGCGCCGAACGCCTGAATGACCACGCCGTTAGATAGCTGTATCTGTCCTTCGTTCCACACCGGGCCTTTGAGGTCGTCAAATACAATGTTCAAGGCTCTATTCTGGTCAACCTCCCGTTTGATCGAGGCCAGGCGTTTTGCGGCCATGGCATAAGTATTACCGAGGATAATGCAGTAACTGAACTCGCGGATACCCGCTTTGATGATCGCGCCCTCCTCGCTCATCGTGGATTTAGCAAACCCGCGAAAGGCTTCGTCTACGGTGCGGGGAATGGGCGAGTGGAAACGGTTTATGAATTCAACCTGCGCCGGGCAGGTGCCGAGCGTGTGCCGACGCGAAAAAAGAATGCGGTGGGCTCGCGGGCGGTTCGCGATAATTTCCGCCAGGAGCTGGCGGCGCGCTTCGGGTTCAGTGAGATCGTTCACACTTGCTCGGCCGGATACTGACCACGGATATGGCGGTTGTAGTGGCTTCCGTGGCTGTCGGCGGCCATCAGCCGGTCAAACGTGCGCGCGTCCACGCCGCTGTGCTTGTACGTCTTCCCGCTATGAAATTCGACGTGCAACTCCTGCGCGTCAGTGTCGTGCGCGATGCGCCGAATGTTTGTGCTTTCGACTTCTTGCCAGTCCATCAGTTAGGCCTTTTCCCATTCTTCCGGAGGAATATAATCTCGGGTGCGTAACATAATCTGGTTACGCGGTAACATTATTGCTTCCGCGACAGACAGAGGCCGGAATTTGTATTTCGGCCAAATGTGCAAACTGTCCAGAATCAATGGACGCAATTCGACCCCGCGCAATTTCTCGGCTGCGCGGGCGGCGGCTTGCGGTGAGGTGCGACGACGAGGCATCTGCTTACCAAAGCATTTTTCTATCGGGCTGGGAAGGGGTCTGGACTGGCGGAAACAAGGTGTTCGGCGGTGCGAGATAGGCCGAAACTGAAATTGGGCGCAGCGCCTAGGCGGGAAAAAGCCTAAAACTGAAATAGAGCGCGGAATTGGAGGGGGTGAATTAGATTTTAATGACCCTCCTGCGCGCCCGCGGCAAATCCCGAGTTGGCCGGCCCGCGCCCCATCGACCCGCCGAGCCAGGCCGCCAACGCCGTCTCAAAACCCTCGACCTAGTGTCGAGTTGGCATAATGGATCTTATGCGGCATTGCTAGACCAGCAATATCAATAGGTTAGAAATTCGCCTAACGTTTTGTTAGTTAGATTAACAGATCGCGTTAGTCGTATCGTGTGCTATGGTATGCGTTGGAGGCCACGGGATTTTCCAAGTCATTGATTCGGATTTACTTGGTGGAAGTTCTTTTCCGCTAGCGAGCTAAGGTATTGACCAAGAAGTTATTCTTATAGTTAGTAACAAATCTAAATAATGATACACCACACAACTTTTCGCACTACACTGGAATCCAGTGTACCCCTGCTTTCCGTGTAGCCTTACTTATTTTCCTACGAAACAAACCGAAACGATCTAATTTTTTCAAACACTTAGAAGTTTTTGCGCGGTGCCGTCGAGCCTTTGCCAGCCCTCCCGTAAGCCTCCCGCACCGCGAAAACCTACGATCTGCCAGTGTCCCCCTACGATTGACCAGTGCGATTCTTTAATTTAACACTGGTCAATCGTAGGGGGACACTGGCAGATCGTAGGAGCGCGACATGAACGGGCATGAGTATAAAGTTTTCCTGGCGAACGCAGGCTGGTCGCATAGCGATGCGGCCCGGTATCTCGCCGTGAACCGCCGCACCAGTGAGAGCTGGGTGGCGGGCGGAGCGGCAGAGATAAATCCCGCGGCCGGTCGCCTGGTCGATCTGCTGTGCGCCGTGCCGGCCGCCCTAGCGTGGGTACAGCGCCAGGCGGCGCTACCCTCCCTGGCCAAGGCAGCACCAGCCAAGCCCGCGCCCGCAAAGAAAGGCGCGAAGCCTCGCCCTACGCCCGACGAGCTATGGGCGATCTGCGTCAAGGATATCCAGGATATGTCCGCTCCAACGCCTGGCTTCACGCAGCCCTTCGATATGGCGGACGTTCGCAATAGGTGGCGCCAAGCCATGTCCTATTACAACTACCCAACCCCCGAAAAATATCCGGCATAAATACAATTACGCTTCTTGATTATGTCTCAGGCTTGGATTAGACAGGTGGTGTCAACCCGATAGGAGCGTAAAAATGCCAACCTTTATCTTCGAAACCGCCGAACAAGAACTTCTCGCGTTCGAAGCCGTCCGCGCGTACCGCGCTACCGGTGAAGACTCTACCGTGTCTTCCGGCGGCGACTACTACAAAGCAAGCGCTCTCGCCGATCTTCCCGCTTACGCCTCCGTAAAGGGGGCGTAAGCAATGACACCCGAACAAATCAGCGCCAAGCTGGCGCACCTTGTCACCGCGTTTGATGCAGCGGAAGAAAAGAAGGCCGCGGCTAACCCGCGCCGGCACCACCACAATATTTACGCGCTTGGCCTTTATCTCGGCCGCGTGGATAGCGTCATCGCGGACATGGCGTGCGGCATGAGCCTGCACCGCGCGCTTTACGAAAACTTTCAAGATCGTTTGCTGACCTACCTCGAAAAGGGTTTTGCGCTTCCGGCGACATACTGCGGCGGCGGCCAGGATAAGGTTCGGCGCGGGGAGGTAGTGCTATGAACTGTCGATGGTCAAAACTACTGAGCGCGGCCGAGATTGAGGCGGACTTTGCCTTGACAGCATCGCTCGATCCCGTCTTTGCCAGTGCATCCCGCACATTCTGGGCAACCCGTTCGGCCGGCGAGCTGCGGGTTCTCCGCGATGGCGCTTGGCTGGCGAATGACCCGGATACCTACCAGATGGCGCGGTCGCTTCTGGCACTCGAAGGCACGCTTAACGCTGAAGTTTAACCCAAAACAGGATCGGGCAGGATCATGGAAAAGTCAGATATCTACCAGACAGTAACGGATGCCGCTGCTCGCGACGCCTATAGCAAAGCGCGCGCCAACGCTCGGGACGCCCGCAACCAAGCGCTCGCCATTGCTTGGGAAGCCTACGAGCAAGCGCGCGCCATCGCTTGGGAAGCCTTCGAGCAAGAATGCGCCGCCGCTGGGGAAGCCTACAAGCAAGCGCGCGCCATCGCTCGGGAATCCTACAAGCAAGCGCGCGCCACCGCTCTCTAAAGCGGTGCGGAGGCAGGCGATCGCAGCTTGAATAAACCGGAGCACGCGAGGCGACACTTGCGCGCTCCGCTCTCTTGATACATATTCCTTAAGCATAAATAGGAGGCATAAATGTTACTTACTTACGAAATGTTGCGGGCGAAAAACGCTTGCGCCGACCAAGCGGATAAATTCCGCGCTTTATTCCCGGCCGGTGTAGTTTTGACCGAACCCCTTTGCGTAGCGCACGCCAATGAATTCGACTTTTACTGGGCTGCGCGTAATTTACTCAGCGCCAACGCTCGCGACGCCTATTACAAAGCGTGCTTCCCCGCTTGCGAAGCCCACAAGGAAGCGTGCATCATCGCTCGCGACGCCTATGACAATGCGTGCGCCGCCGCTCGCGACGCCTATGACAAAGCGTGCGCCGCCGCTCGCGACGCCTATTACGAAGCGTGCTCCCCCGCTCGCGAAGCCCACAAGGAAGCGTGCATCATCGCTCGCGACGCCTATGACAATGCGTGCGCCGCCGCTCTGGACGCCTATTACAAAGCGCGCCCCACCGCTCGGGACGCCTATTACAAAGCGTGCAGCACCTCTCTGGACGCCTATGACAAAGCGCGCGCCGCCGCGTTTTTTGCCGGCTGGCAGATAGATCACGCGCTATGACACAGCCCCGCCGCACCCACGACGCCTATGCTGGCGTCCAGACAATCAACAGCGCTTACCCGATGCCCACAAAGGTCATTGTGTCTTATCAAAGCGAGAGCGACCCTCTGGCCAAAATAGCTAGAGGCGACAAGTCCCCTGGCCAGCCAGGATACAAGGCCGCAGGCTGGTATTGGACGTACCGCATAAAATGGGGCGGCCCGTACACCAGCTCACGCGAGGCGTTCCGCGCGGCCGTTGCCGCATTGACGCGATAATAAACTTTCGGTAAAGGGAAAAACTCATGACACCTAAAAATGCATTTTTCGCCGGTTGGACTGCGCATGCGAACGTCGCTCTAACTGGCGCGAACCTCACCGCTGCGGAACTATGGGATGAGATTTGTGCGCGACATTCCCCGAAGCCTGCGAAACACGCTCTCGGCGGGTGGGGCGCGTTCGCTTCGGCGCTGAAGCGCGTGTTGCCTGCGGCCGAGACACGCAGCATTACACCGATTTTGGAATGCGTGTTGCTTCGAACCTTGGGCGGTATCCTGACGTTGACGTGCACCGACACGGAAATTGCGCTGACCGAAAAGATCGAAGCGCAGGATGTGCCTGACATGGCGGTCTGCGTAAACGCCAAGCTCCTGTTCAACGTCGTAAAAAGCTTGCCGCCTGGCGGCGAAATTACGTACGCGCTTGAAGGTTCCGCTTCCGATCTCCTGAAGATCGGCGGTGCAACGCTCGCCACACTTTCCGCCAAGGACTTTCCAAGCGTCTCCGCGCCTGCGTGGCAGCAATCCTTCAGTTTGCCGGCCGATGTGCTTCTCGGCGCGCTGAACGCCGTGAAACACGGTATATCAACAGAGGAAACGCGCTACTACCTAAACGGGGTGCATATCTGCATTCACGACGGTAAGCTCGCGTTCGTCACAAGTGACGGACATCGCCTGTTTCTGAAGTCGATCGCCCTGCCGGCCGGCATTACCGAACTGCCGCATATCATCGCGCCGCGTGCCGCGACCGCCATGTTGACGCCATTGCTCGCCAGGTGCTGCGATGTTGTGAGGATCGATCTGACTGAGACCCGCATGTGCTTTTCCTTCGGCGCCATCACGCTTACCACAAAACTTGTAGACGGGGTTTTCCCCAAATTCGACAGGATTATCCCGCGCCATAACGTTCTGAAGGCGGTGTTCGATGCGGCGCAGCTAAGCGACGCGGTGAAGGCGGTTAAGGAAATCAACAAAGAGCGCAGCCAGCCCGTCAAGATCGACCTCGGCCCTGATTACTGCTGCGTCTCGGCGCAATCGCCTGAATACGGATCATCAGTCCGTTGGGTTGCGCCGCTGGAAACGCCGGGTTTTACCGCTGAGATAGGCGTCCAGGCGCGGTATCTGATCGACACGCTTTCGTGCATATCAGGCTCGGTGCAGCTTGCTTTCCGCGAGGCAGATAAAAAGCCAGGTGTGTGCGACCCTGGCGCGCCAATCCTCGTAACCGTGCCGGGCGATGACTCTTGGTTGTCCGTCATTATGCCATTGCGGATGTAATGCGCGACCTTATCATTATGTCGGATGACGGGTTTCGCAAACTCGTCTCTGACCTGACAAACACCGAACTGGCGTGGCTGTTGCAGAACATGCATAAAATGATTCCGACTAACACCACCTACGACAACTGCGCGCTCAGGTTGGATATCGAGCGGATACGGAGGGAGTGCGGGATACCATGAAAATAATCAGTCTCGACGCCGAAACATTTTTTTGCTCGAAAAGTGGCTACACGCTCAAAAAACTCACGACCGAGGAATACCTGCGCAACCCGCGTTTCAAGGTGCATTGCTGGGGTTCTTACGACCCGCAGACTGACGGTATTTGGAATGGATGGGGCGATTGGGCCGGCACCGCGATCCTCAACCACCATTCACACTTCGACGGGGCGATCCTCCAATGGCATGAGCGGGTTCGCCCCGCCTTCTACCTCGATACGCTCTCTATGGCGCGCCTGGTCATGCCGCGCGCGAAAAGCCATAGTCTCGGCGCCTTGGCGGCGCATTTCGGTTTGCCCGAAAAGACGGTGCCCTATAATGAATTCGACGGGGTGGAAAATCCTGGCCCGCTTCTCATGGCCAACCTGCGCGAGGGAGCCAACCACGACGCTTGGCTGACTTACCAAATCTTCCTGCGCCTGCTTCCGCACGTGCCGCGCGACGAGCTGCGGGTGATCGACAGCACGATCCGGCTTTTCACCGAGCCTGTGTTGCGCTTGGACGTGCGTCGCTGCGCTGCTTTCGTGGTCGCCGAGCGGCAGAAAAAAGCCGCACTTCTAGCGGCCGCGGAAACCAACGCGGATGCGATGCAGAGCGCGGATAAATTCAAGGTGGCGATTGAGTCGCTTGGCTACCCGTGCCCAATGAAATGGATGCCTCCGACGAAAACAGACCCCGAGGGACGCGAGATACCCGCCCTGGCCAAGACCGACGAGGCGATGACCGCCTTGTTGGAGCACGAGGATGAGCGGGTGCAGGCGCTGGCGATGGCGCGGCTGGGGGTGAAATCGACATTGGGCGAGACCAGGGGGATGCGGATGCTGCAAACTTTCGGGCGCGGCCCGCTACCGGTTTACCAGAAATACCGCGGCGCGCACACCGGTCGAACGTCAGCGGGCGACGGATCGAATTACAGCAACCTGCCGAGGTTGGACAAGCCTGGCGGTGAGTTGCGCTTGTCGATCTTGCCGCCTGAAGGCCAAGTGTTGGTGATCGGTGATAGCAGCCAGATTCAGCTTCGGATCAACTGTGCGCTGTCGGGTGAGCAATGGGTTTTGGACGCGCTGGCGGCCGGTAGGGATGTTTATTGCGAGCTGGGGCCGGATTATTACGGCCGAACGATTACAAAAAAAGATATTACCGAACGTACGTTCCTTAAGCAGCTAATTTTAGGCGCGGGTTTTGGCATGGGGGGCAGGGTGAAGTCGGACGGAAAGCCGAGCAGGTTTAGGGAGTATTGCCGCACTAACGGCATAATGATTACAGACGAAGAAGCGGAAAAAGCCATTGAAGGTGTTTACCGCCCGAAGCACCCTCATATCGTCAAATTTTGGAACAAGTGCAGTGACCAAGTGTTGCCGTTGCTGCGCCAGGGCGCGAACGTGGTCTGGCAACAGGGGCCGGTGCGGTTTGAGCTACGCGACCACAAGATATACGGCCCTAACGGCACGTACCTCGACTACACAGGGCTTCATATCGATGAAGAAGGTTCGTGGCGTCTGCCGACTCGCGGTGGTCGGATTTTTCTGCACGGGCCGAAGCTCTGTGAAAACGTTGTGCAGTTTTTAGAGGTTATGATTATATGGCAAGCCCACCTTCGCATCATCGATCGCACGCCCTATGCGAAATTGTGCCTTACATCGTATGATGAATTGGTTTACAGTGCTCCGAAAGAGTTTGGTTTGGATACGAAGATTATCGTTGAACAGGAGCTGTGCCGAGTGCCCGATTGGATGCCCGGCATACCCTTGGCCGCCGAAGTGCATATATCGGATAAATATGATAAGTAGGGCGCGATGATTTTCTCGTACACCTTCCTGAACACATACCACGACATATGCCCGCGGCGCGCATATGAGATTTATATTGCCAAAACCATACCTTACACGGACACGCCGGCCACGATTGAGGGGAAGGCGCTGCACAAGGCGATCGAACGTCGCCTGCTCCATGGCGCGCCGTTGCCGCCCGAACTTGCTACGATTGAGCCGGTATGTGCCAGTTTCACAGCGCGCGGGCTGAAACTGGCGGTTGAAATGAAGCTCGGGGCGACGAAGGACTGGCGCCCGACCGATTTCTTCGAGAAAAAGGCGCCGGACAAGATTTACGACGACACGCCCCGCCTGCGCGGTGTGCCCGACCTGAACGCCTACACAACTGCAGTGCAGGCGGATGCGATTATTGTCGATTGGAAAACAGGAAAGCCGCGCGACAACTACCTTCAGCACTCGATCAACGCAGCGCTGGTATTCGCGCATTACGGGCGGGCAGAGAGGATCACTGCGTTTAACGTCTACACGAAAACGGGCGAAATAGGCGAGCGCCATACTTTTTGGCGGGGCACGTTAGCGCAGCAGCACGCGCATCTGACCAAGCTGATGGATGAGGTTGAGCAGGCAGAGACGTTCCCCGAGCGCCAGAGCCCTCTATGTCAGTGGTGCCCGGTCAAGGCGTGCCAACACAACAGAAGTGCGGCGTGACCCAGCAACAGCGCGAGAAAAAGAAAATCAAGGAATGGCTGGACAGCCTCGGTCCGCGCTGTTTTCATTTCCCGGTGCTCGCCAACGGATACGGCAAGAACGGCGTGGGCGACCGCGTGGCCTGTATCGACGGGCGTTTCATCATGATTGAGGTTTTGGCCGAAGGGGAGCTGCCAAAAAAGTGGCAGGCGAAGCGGATTGAGGAAGCGCAGGCGGCAGGCGGCGTCGGGATCGCGGTGCATCTGGTGTCTGAGTTGGTTTACGAGTTGGCGACGGCGGGGTTTTTGTTTTGACCGAGCAGGCGTTAGTAAGGCACGTAGGTGCGATTTCCGGCGGCAAAGACTCTGTGTGCATGGCTCTGCTTCTTAAACGGGCTATGCCAGATACTAATTTTATTTGGGTATGCACCCCTACAGGCAACGAACCTGCCGAGTGGTTCGGGCATATGCGGAAAGTAGCGGCGGCTGTAGGAACAATTTATCCTGTTATGCGGCCTGGAGGGCTAAAGGGTCTTATAGAGCACTATAATGCTTTACCTAATTGGCGCCAGCGTTGGTGTACGCGGCAACTGAAAATCGAACCTTTTGCGAATTTTCTCGAAAAACTTGCGCCGGCAAAATTTTACGTTGGTTTACGCGCGGACGAAGCCGAAAGAGAAGGCGGCGACTACGCACATGTACCCAACGTTCAGATGATATTTCCGCTTCGCGAGCTAGAGATGAGTTTGGATGATGTATGGTCTTTTCTTTTTTCCGAGGGCTGGCGAAGTTTCCCCAAACGCACAGATTGCCGGGTTTGCTTTTTTCAGCGGTTAATTGAATGGTACGAGTTGTGGCGAGACGACCCTGAAGGTTACGCCGAAGGCATAGCGTGGGAAAAGCAAACCGGATACACTTTTCGTTCGCCCGGTCGCGACACTTGGCCCGCCTCACTTGTCGAGTTAGCTGCTGAATTTTCTGCCGGCAAAGTGCCGAAAGATACGCGCACAGACTCGCTCAGTAAGCTAAAGTGCAGGGTTTGTAGTAAATGATCTTCAGCGCCGCGCACCGCGCGATTATCTACCCGGCCGAGCACGCCCCCGCCGTGCTGCAGTACCTGCCCGACGCCGCGCACCAGATCGGCACGCATGTCGCCGTGAAAGCCACGCAGCCAAACATACAGGTGTTGCGGTTGATCGGCCTGCCCGTGCCGTCGCTGATGGAGATAACCTATGACTGGCCCAGCAAGCCCGGCATTACCCCCATGGCGCATCAGCGCCTCATGGCCGCTTTCATTGCGGCGCACCCTCGCAGCTTCAACCTCTCTGAAATGGGTGTCGGAAAAACCTTGGCAGCATTGTGGGCCTACGACTATCTCATGCGGCTCGGGATGGTTCATCGCGCGGTCATTCTTGCCCCGCTATCAATTCTCAGGCGAGCATGGGCAGACGAGATATTCCGACACTTCATGAATCGCCGCTCAAGCATCCTGGTCTATGGCGACCGGAAGGAGCGCGCCTCTGCACTAGCGCAAAAACGCGATTTCTACATTCTGAACCATGACGGGCTTGCGATCGGCACGCAGCGCGGGCGAAAACTCGTGCTTGGCGGCATTGCGCTCACGCTGCGTGACCGCGAGGATATCGACGCGGTGATAGTGGACGAGGGGAGCGCGTTCAAGGATCACACGACTTTTCGTAGTCGCGTGCTGCGCGCCACAATCCACAACAAACCGTATATCACCTGGATGAGCGGCACTCCGGTGCCGAACCAGCCGACGGACGCTTGGAGCCAGGCGCGGATTGTGCGCAAGGACTATACCGAGCCGTTCGATGCTTTCCGCGAGCGCACGATGTGGAAAGCGAGCAGCTTCAAATGGGTAGCGCGACCGGCGGCGAAAGCCGCGGCGTTTTCGATCCTGACGCCCGCCATTCGGTTCGCTCGCGACGAATGTATGGATTTGCCCGATTGCCAGATTCCGCCACCACTGGAAGTAGCTTTGTCCAAAGAGCAGCAGGCTGCGTACGATGCGCTGCGTAAAGACTTGTCGGTGCAGATGGCCACGGGCGAGCGGATCGATGCCGTCAACGAAGGCGTGCTCCGTATGAAGCTCATTCAGATCGCGTGCGGCGAAATATACGACCAGCAGCGCCGAGCCCATCACCTGGATTGCAGCCCACGCCTTGACGCCTTGAATGAGCTGTGCCGCGAGGCCAGCGGCAAAGTACTGGTTTTTGCCCCGTTGACGAGCGTCGTGGAAATGCTTTACCGCTATCTCTCGAAAGAATTTTCCGTCGAGATGGTGAACGGCAATGTATCGGCCAAACAGCGCGGTGTCATTTTCCAGAATTTCGAGAATACGGAGACGCCGCGCATCATCGTGGCGGACCCCGGCACAATGGCCCATGGCCTTACTCTTGTCGCTGCAAATACTACTGTTTGGTATGCGCCATCGGATCGGCTGGAGGTTTACGAGCAGGCGAATGCGCGGATGAACCGGCCTGGGCAAAAGCGCAAGATGCTGATTGCCAGGCTCGCCAGCACGCCGGTCGAGAAGGAGATTTACCGGCGCTTGGCGGAAAAGAGTAGTTTACAAGGTGCGATTCTTGAAATGGTGAGGGCGGGCAGATGAAAAAGATGGAGTTTAAGGTAACGCTTACATTACTGGACGGTGTGCGGTTTGCCGACGCCAAAGATTATATTCTTGAAGCCGTCGAGACCTGGGGCGAGCACCGCGATCCTCACCTCGACTTTTTCGACATGTACGATAAAGTCAAGGTGGTTCGACTTATTAGGAGGCAAGCCTAATGAGCGGTGCCTCACTGGATTTCGAGCGTGTCGTCGCGGCTTATATCAAAACGCGCGACGAAAAAGAGGCGCTGGCGGAAAAGCATAAAGCCGAGCTTGCACCGCTGAACGAAAACCTCAAAAAGATGGAAGGTTGGTTTTTAGCCAAGCTGAACGAGGCCGGTCTTAAAAACGCCAAGACGGAGCACGGCACCGTGCTGACGGTGGAGCGGTGCAATATCAAGGTGACGGATCGCCACGAGTTGGAGATTTTCGCGTTGCAACACGACCTTGATTTTTTCGTCGCTGAAGTGGACACGAAAGCCATTAAGGAATATCTCGACAATTCGGCCTCGCGCGGTGTGCCGCAAGGCATCGAAGTGTCGTATTTGGTTTCAGCGCAGGTCAGGAGGGCCTAGTTTATGAACGAACTCGCAATCTTTAATTTCGGCGCCAACGTCCCCGCGCATTTGCGCCGGCACGCCGCCGTTTCCGCCCATCAATCGATCCTGTCCAATCTGCCCACGGGTAGTTGGCAGAAAATCAGTTACGCCGGCAGCAAGTGGGCGCTTATATCGGCGGAAGGCGATAAAACCTACACCGGCACCATGGAACTCGACGTGATCCTGGTCCGCGCGAACCCGAATATCTCGAAGCGTTACTACGAAGGTGCGTACGACCCGAACAAGGAGGGCACTGCTCCCGATTGCTGGGCGGACAACGGCCAGGGGCCTGGCGATCGAGTGCCCGATCCGGTGTCCGAGGTATGCGCGACATGCGACCTCAATAAATGGGGCAGCAACGTTGGCGTTTCTGGCAAGCCGACCAAGGCCTGCTCTGACGTGAAACGCATGGCGGTGCTGGTGTTCGCGCCGAACAAGGCGGCCGGCGAGCGTGTGCTGCTACCCGGCTCTTGGGAACTCGACGTTCCCGGCGCCTCGCTAAAAAACCTGGCTGCTTACGCGAAGGAAACAGAGGCCAACGGCGCGGCCGTGACGATGGTTGTCACTCGACTTACCTTCGTGCCCGAGGCGAATTTTCCGCAATTCGCGTTCCGCGCCCTCGATTGGGTATCTCAGGCCGAAGATGCGGCGGTGCAGGCCGCCTACCAGGCGGAAGTGGCGCTGTTGCAGATCGGCTTGCAGGAAGCCGGTGGGCCGGTGCAGCAGGCCGAGCAACCACGGCAGATCGGCGAAGTGGTGCAGAAATTGGTCGAACAGCTCACTCTCGCTCCCGCTCCCGCTCCCGCTCTCGCTCCCGCTCCCGCTCCCCAAGCCGCAACCACGCCGGTTGCCCCGACATGCCCTCCCGGTGTCGATCCTGCTCAGTGGGCGCAATTCCAGGCCATGCAGGCGCAGGCCATGGCGGCGGCAGCTCAGCACCTGCCTTCGCAGCAGGCCTCCAATACGGTGCAGGAAGCGCCCCGTCGCCGCGGCAGACCGCCCCGGAACCCGGAAGCCGCTCAGGCGCAGCCTGTCGCCGCCTCTCAACCGCTCGGCGTGTTCACTACGCAGCCTGCCACCAATGCCTATTCCGGCGGCGTGGCAGCTACGCAACCCCTCCCTGCCCAAACAAATGGCAGTTTGCCCGCAAGTCAGGCAGTCGTGTTGAACCCGCAGCCCACAAGTGCGGCGATCGATGAAATCTTGAAGGGTATTCCGGGTCTGTCGTGACTGAGCCACTTTTTGCCGATCGACTGAAGGACGCGATGCGGGCGGCTGGGTGCCGCCCGGCCGATCTCGCGGTTCTGCTTGACCTGCCGCTGCCGACGCTGCAACGATGGTTGTCCGACCTCGACTTTTTACCGCGCCGGCGGCAGGCGATTGAGCGCCGGCAAAGTATCGAAAATAAACTCGCTCGTATCCACAAAGCTGTTGCGCAGCAAAGGCTTCCTGTTGACCAAAGTTTGCCGATTAACGAGATAAAGGAAGCGCTGCGTCTTGTCCGAAACGAGTTTCTATACGACCCGGTTCGCTGACGCCGTTTTACCGGAGCAAGGACTCCGGTGCCTGATGATAAAACACAAGGTCGGAAAGCCTTCGCACCGTTTTTATAGTGATAACTTTTCGTTAGTGACCGACCTTCAAAGTATCGACGCTACTGGCGAGGATGTCTACTTTTGTACAGCAAGTCTAACAGGCCGCCGCAGACTTGGAGAGCTGGTTCACTCGCTGAAAACCTTCCGCCTCGATGCGGACGTAAAGCCCGGGGCCTATGCGAGCCAGGCGGAAGCAGCAAGGGCCGTCGCGTCTCTGGTCAGCAGTCTCGGCGTGTTACCTACGTGGGTGAACAGCGGCAACGGACTGCACTGCTACATCGTGCTAGACGAAGCCATTCCTCCCGCCGTATGGTTGCCGGCGGCGACGGTTTTGAGCGAGCACTGCCGCTCGGCTGGTCTCGCGCTGGATCACGCGGTCACGACCGATTTGGTGCGGATACTGCGGTATCCCGGCACGTTCAACCGCAAGGCCGAGCCGAAGCCGGTCGAGTTGTGGGGCGACATTCGCCTCAACGAAACGAAAGCTGTGCTCGCCGCGCTCGCCGGAGCGGCTCGCAGCACGCTTTCGCCGCCCCCCGCCGGTTTGTCTCGCCCGACCCGGCCGGCGGGGGGTTTTTTGGGCGATATGCACGGCGCGGCACCGCCGGCGAGTGCCGCCCTGGCGGCGCAACACTGCCTCCAGCTTGCGGACATGCGCGACAACAAGCAGGCGCGCTCCGGGTGCTGGTATCCGCTGATAGGTGTGCTCGCTTGGTGCGAGGATGGCGATGCGCTGGCGCAAGAATGGTCATCTGCCCACGAAACGTACACCGAGGCAGAGACAGCAGAGAAGCTCGATCGGGTGCGCGCAAAAACAACGGGCGGCACGACCTGTGCCACGTTGGAGAAACACTGGCCGCAGGGGTGCGAGGGATGCCCGCACAAAGGCAGGATCACAAGCCCGGTGCAGCTCGGCCGCGCGGCTGCGACTGGCCAAGCTGGGAGCGCGCCGAGGGTTCAGCCCGGCGAACCGCCGAGCGATATACCAAAAGCCCCCTGGCCTTTCAAGACGGACGACAGGGGGGTTTACTACCTGGAAAGCGAAGGGGAGGACGCGAAAATCGCGCCGATCTACACCCGTCCACTTTATCTTGCGCGCATGACCAAGAGCGAATTAGGCCACGGCTTAGGCTCGGTTTTTCGCCACAAGGCGACCAAGGGATGGGAAGAATTTCAGATACCGAACCACGTGCTGGCCAGCCGCGAGGCGCGCGGAGCCTTCGCCCGCTTTATCCCGGCCTTTCCTGAAAGTAACTGGCGAGCCATGGCTGTTTACATCGCATCGGCGCAAAACCACTTGGAACCGCAAGGATACACATCTTTGTATGACCAATTCGGTTTTAAGCCGGCAGGGTTCAGTAGCCCCGATTTGGTTACGTCTTTCGTGCTCGCGGAAACCGAATACTTCGCCGACGGGTCGCAAAGGCTTGCCGCACTGGCCGAGAACCTACGCAATCGCGCCGCGCTGATGCAGCCGAAAGGCACACGCGAAGCCTGGGTGAAGGCCGCGCACAAGTTTGTGGCGCCTGGCATGGAGCCGCACATGCTCACGATCATGCTGGCGCTCGCAGCCCCACTCATTTGCCTCACGGGCGGGGACGGTGCGGTTCTGTGCCACGGATACAGTCCCGACACCGCCACAGGCAAGAGTTTCGCAGCCTGGGTCGCTTTGTCGCAGTGGGGAAGCGAGCAAGCTTTTACAGTAGTCAGTAGCGACACCGAGAACGCGCGCAACCGCTTTGTGGCGCAGGCCGGCAACCTCCCGATTTATTGGGATGAATTTACCCTTCAGGACCCGGATATTGCCGAACGGGTTGTGATGGATTTCACGCTCGGGCGAGAGAAGCGCCGTTCGCAGCGCGACGGGTCGCTGATGCAGATAGAAAATACTTGGAACAATCTGATCCTGACCAGCGGCAACCTGTCCTTGCGCGACAGGTTGGGGCTGGCGAAAGGCGGCAGCGAGGACGCGGCAGCGGCCAGGGTGTTTGAGTATGCCGTCACGCCCTCGATCTACTCTCAGAGCGAAATGCTGGCAGTGGTGCGCGAGTGCCGACAAAACTGCGGCTGGATCGGACGCGAGTTTATCGCGGCGGTGGTGCAGAGGCTGCCTTTCGTGCAGGCGGCGCTTGACGCAAAAATCAAGGAGTATCAATCCCTGCCCGGATTAGGTCCGGAGTGTCGCTATCAGATTCGCACGTTGGCCGCACTCGATATTACCATGCGGATTGCGCAAGGGCTGAATTTCTTCCAGTTCACACCGGACAGATACATGCAGTTTGCGATCAGCCAAGTCAGCGAGGCAGCAGCGGAGCGCAGGTCGCTCAAGGCGAATACGAACCCGCTGGGACGGTTTTTGGCCGAGAACCAGGACAAGATTCTGGTCGTGCCCGAGAAATGGCAGAACAGGGATCGGTTCTATCAAGTGCCTATTCTGCTCCCGCGCGGCAAGTTGTATGCGCGGGTTGAGCGCGATAGCAATCGCATTTACATCGACAAATCGTTCTTCGATTCGTGGCTGCTTGAAAAGAAGTTCGACAAGCGCAGCGTTTTGCACAAATTCAAAACCGACAAGGTTTTGCAGGGCGAGAAAATGATGACGCTTTCGGCGGGCGTGCGGGAGCTTCAGGTCGCGTTTGCGCGGGTTTATATTTTCGACGGGCTTAATCCTGTCGTGGCGGGCGTGGTCGAGGGCAATATTGTGGCCATGATGCCGCCGGAACCGAAGTTGAAGGTGGCAAAGTGACATTCAGAAAACCGGAACTTGCTGCTCCTGGCGACGCTTTGAGCGACGAGGAAGTACAAGCGATTATAAATTTACTTTACGCTCTGTACAACGCGGAAAGTGTTTGCGTAGACAACGCGATGCTGGGCTTTGCGTCTATGTTTGGGGGAATATCTGGTTTGGTGTCTGAGTTGCTTGTGACAGTTGTAACCGCAAATACGCCAGCGTCCAGGGCAGCGGCGGATGCGCTAGAGGAACTGATTGCGTCGGATAAAGCACTAGAGCAGCGGAAGGCAAAGTCGAAGTTGAAGTCGAAGTTGAAGGTGGCGAAGTGACGCGCGGCGTTAACCCGCCTCCCCCTCCAAAAACGTCGGTATCTCTCCCGCCCTGAAAGACGCCAGCAGCTTGTTGAGGTTGCTGGCCTTTTCCCGCTGAAAAGCGTTCTCCTGCAACTTCGTCGTGGTGCCGAGCACGGCGGCGGCCGTCGCCTGTTTCACGCGGGCCACGCCAAGGAAAGTCTCATCCTCTGGCCCAGGCAGCGGCACTGTCAGCAGCTCACGCTGCACGTCCAGGGCAAGCTCTGTGAGGACCGATTGCTTGGCTAGGGAGTCGCCGCGTAGCTCATCCCAAGGGCGTATCCGTGGTCCTGTAGGCGGGGCAACTGCCAGCGGAGCCGGTGCCCTATGTCCGTCCTGTACATTGGCGAATTCGGCAACGACAAGCGATCCAATATCTGATAGGCGTGCCGGCGGGCTTCCTCCACCGTCGCCCCTGTCCCGCTCCCCACCAGAATATACGTGCCCGCCGTTACCCAGATCGGCGCTTCGAGGATTTGCCCCTTTATTTTTTGGGGGGCGGCCCCGAGGGCGACTTCGCAGGGGTGGATCGAATCCCGCATTGATGGCTGAATTCCATAGACGGGAATCCCCGTCACCAGGTCCACTGCCAGTTTGTTGAACGGGTAATCCGGTATCGAGAGGACCACGCCCGCCGCGATCGTGTCCTTTTCGAAGATCGAAGGGGCGTGCCCCGTCGCCAGGTCCATCAGCCATTCCGCGGGGTCTCCCTCATGCAAAGCCTGCTGAATGTTGAACGTAGGCCAGCCGGGGCGGCATGTGAACTCCAAAGGCCAGGGGGCACCGGCAGCGTCGATGATGCAGTTTACGTCCACGTAACCGACGTAACCCGACCGACGTAAGGCGGGGGCGAATGGGGCAAGGACTGCATCGGCCAATGCGGAGCGTAAAGTGTAGCGAAGCACAGTTCCTTGCTCGCCAGTATTCGGTCCGCGGTCGCCGTCGCATAACTTCTTAAACTCAAAATTTTCACACCATCCGGGTGCGAAGCCGGCAGGGCCAAACCACCCGCCCACTGCCATTTCGTCGCCATCGATTTTCTCCTGCAAAATAAAGTCGCGCCGCTTATTATGTTTTTTCCACCGTTGCAGCATATACACCAAATCTTCGGGTGTCTTGGCTACGTACGACAACGCCTTGTCCGCATCGCCGCTCGGCTTGGACACGAACGCCTTGTCCTGCTTTTTGACGAAGGCGATGGCCGCGTCGTAGTCGTGAAAATCCACCGATTTAGGAACGGCGATGCCTTTCTGGCGGAACATCGCCATGCCTTTGTTGCGGTCGAGTTCCCAGTCGGCGACTTCTTCCGTAGCACCCACGATCGGCGGCGTATTCTGGTGCCGGCGCAGCATATCCATGTCGCGCATCCAGAGCGTGTTGTCCGTCAGGAAAATCAAGTCGGCCCACTGCACCCACGGTCGCCATTCGGGTACGCGCTCGATAAGGCCGCGCCCGATCGGGTCGAGGCGCGGCTTAGGCGGTACATACCACTTGACCGCGTGCCCGGCCGCCTGGCAGCGCAGGAGCCAGTCTACCGCGTTCGCTTGGGCATCAAGGCAAAGTAGGCGCAAGCACTATCTCCCTGGCAGCAGGGGCCGCCATACACTTTTCGCGAAACGCTTTGTAGGCTTTAGGCCAGTGTTCTTGC